TATCGTGACGATCATCGGCCTGGCTCTCGAACTTCGCGGCCAAACGCGGCCTGAGTTCGTTGAGGTGCGGCCCGAAATCCTTCACGGCACCGCGGCGTGGATGGGAGATGAGTGCGCGGGGAGAATAATGGCCAACGGTAAAGCATTTGATCCGGCTGATTTGACCTGCGCGACGTGGGACTTTCCGCTTGGAGCCAAGCTCCTGGTCTCACGCGGCGCGCGGGTCATAGTCGTCACGGTCACGGATCGCGGGCCGGCCGCCGGCCTGCGGGCGCATGGCCGGATCATCGATCTGAGCTACGCCGCATTCAACTATTTGGCCGAACCGCGACTGGGAGTCATCTCGGTCAGCGTTCAGCAGATTGTCGAGCAGGAGGACTTGCATGCGCTACACGCTCTATAATCAAGATTGTATCGAGGGCATGGCTCAGCGGCTTTCGCCGGACTCCGTTGACCTGACGGTTACGTCTATCCCGTTCGGCGCGCTGTTCATGTACTCCGGCAAGCGCGAGGACATCGGCAACAACCGAGACGGCGTGGACATGCTGTCCGATCAGTTCGGACTGCATATGCGCTTTTGGGTGACTCAGGTGCTCCGCGTAATGAAGCCCGGTCGAAACGTCTGCATCCACATCCAACAGCTGCTCAAATACAAAAACCAGCACGGGGCGATGGGCCGGCGCGACTTCCGAAACGCTGTTATCCGCCTGATGGAACTCGGAGGCTTCAACTGGACGGGAGAGGTCGCGATACCGAAGAACCCGCAGGCCATGGCCCAGCGAAATAATTTGCATTGCCTGATGTTCGCCACCGGCAAGCGCGACGCGGTTGACCTAGCTCCCGCTCCCAACGACTTTATCCTGATCTTCCAGAAACCGGGCGAAAATCCGGTACCGGTGCCAGCCCTACAGGATCCTGACCAAAACCCTGGCGGCTGGGTCACCACTGAACAGTGGATTAAATGGGCGTCTGGCGTTTGGGACGACATCCGCGAGACCGATGTGCTCGACGGCTGGAAATCGGCCAGGGAATACGACGAGGAACGCCACGTCTGCCCACTCCAGCTTGAAGTGATACGGCGCTGCATCCGTCTCTATACAAACCCCGGCGAGCTGGTCATGGACCCTTTTGTCGGCATCGGCTCAACCGCTTACGTCTCTGTGGAACAGGGCCGGACGGCCGTCGGCTTCGAGCTCAAGGAAAGCTACTACGACCTCGCGCATCGGAATCTCGAAAAGCAGGCGCGCGAAATAGCCGAGGCCTCCGTCGATCTGTTCACGGCAATCGCATGATCCCGACGATCACAGCCGACACCCTATCCCTGCGTTTTTCAGCGCCCTGGTCGCTCGAAGATCACGCGATGTTTCTGCGGTCAAAGGCTCTGCCCGAGGCCCAGATCGTGTTTGATGATCAGGCTGACGTTTACGACGTGCGGGCGCCGGCCCGGTTCGCTCCACTGCTCGGGCTGAATGGGGTGACGGCCGCCCGCACGTCGTTGCCTCTCGCCTCTCACCTTTTCGATTACCAGCGATTCATTGTCACCCGCGCGCTCGAAGCCAAACGTTTCGCCATCTGGTCGGACTGCGGCACCGGCAAAACTCCAATGCAATTGGAATGGGCCCGGCAGGTAAACCATGTTACCGGCGGCCGTGTGCTGATCTTCGCTCCGCGCGCGGTCATCAAGCAGACGTGTGAGGAGTTCCTGAAATTCTATCCTGTTGACGTCGGCCCGACCCGCCTCGAATCGCCAGAGGAAATCGCGAAATGGGCCAAGTGTTCGGACCCTGATGCTGGCTGGCTGGCGATCACCAACTACGAAAAAATGATTCCGGGCGTCATCCCTGAGCTCCGGTGGCTCGCCGGTCTGGTTTGCGACGAAAGCTCACTCCTGAAATCAGGCGGCGGTGTCATCAAGTGGAACCTGATCAAATCGGCCCGAGGCATCGAATATAAACTCAGCTGCACCGCGACGCCGGCGCCGAACGATACAATGGAGTATGCGAGCCAGGCTTCATTTTTGGAGAAGCTGAGGAACGAGGGCGAAATCCTCTGGACGTATTTTGCGCGCCATCCGAAGACCCAAGCCTGGCAGGTCAAGCCGCACGCCCGCGACGCGTTCTACAGGTTCATGGCCGGCTGGTCGATTTACCTGCGCAAGCCCGCGCTCTACGGATTCGCCGACCCGTTCGCCGACATCCCTGAGCCCTCGATCATCGAGCACGTCGTGCCCTGCACTGACATGCAGCTGCAGGCCCGCGATGAAATTCTCGGCGTCCAGAAAAACGGTGAATTGCTGCCGGCGGATCGTCTCGGCGTTACCCAGCGCACGAAGCTGTCGCAGATCGCCAAAGGGTTCCGCTACGATGATGGCGTACCGACGCCAATCGGTTCCACCAAGCCCTACATGGTCAAGAAGCTGGTGAAGGAAGAGGTGGCGCGCGGCCGGCAGGTCCTTGTCTGGTGTGTTTTCGACGCCGAGGCCGAGATCATTGGCCGCTTACTTTACGACGTGCAGCACGTCGCCCAGCTCCACGGCGGCACACCTGAGACCGAGCGCGAACAGATACTCGAGGATTTCCGCCAAGGGAAAATCAAGGTCCTCGTGAGCAAGGCCCGAATGCTAGGCTGGGGCATGAATTTCCAGTTTTGCGAGGCGATGATCTTCTCGGGTTTCGATGACAGCTTTGAGGCCTTCTACCAGGCCGTGCGCCGCTGCTACCGGTACGGAGCGCGCAACCAGCTCCAGGTCCACGTCCCATATATCCCCGAACTGGAAAACCACGTCTGGGAAAATGTGCTGCGCAAAAAGAGCCAGTGGGAAGAGGACACCGCGCAGTGCGAGAAGGCCTACGCTCAAGCCATGGCCCAAATCGAAAGGGTCGCAGCATGAAAGACCTAAACGGGGCAGATTTATTTTGTGGAGCTGGGAACGCGAGCGCGGCGCTTGCCGATGCCGTCAAGTTGCTCGGTCGAAATCTAAAGCTGACAGCGATCAATCATTGGGACGTGGCCGTTGCCACGCACACGGCGAACTTTCCCGGCCAGGTGCATCTATGCACGGGCGTCGATAACGTAAATCCGCTTGATCTTTATAAGCCCGGCTCGCTCGACATCCTGATCGGCGGCCCTGAGTGCATTGAATACTCGCAGGCGGCCAGCAAAAAGCCGACTAATTATCAATACCGGCCGACGCCCTGGTGCATGTCTCGCTGGGCCGATGCTCTACGGCCGCGGATGATCCTGATCGAGAATGTGCCGGAGTTTCGCAAGAAATGGCCGTCCTACAGGTCATGGCTACAGTCGTTTCGCGATATGGGCTACAACGTCGACGACCGTGTGTTTAATGCGGCGAATCACGGAGACCCGACCACTCGCGAGAGGCTTTTTATTCAATGCATGTTGGGGCGCCGCAAAGTCGTCTGGCCTGACCCAACCCACGCAGAGGAAGCTGAACAGGACCTTTTTGGCGCTCGTGAACAATGGCTGTCGGCGCGCGAGCACGTAGTCGACTGGTCGATTAAAGGCCGGTGGCTCGATGAAATGCCCGGCAAAAAGAAATACGGTGGCTTGCCGCTGAGCCCGAAAACACTCGGCCGCATTTTTGACGGACTGGCGAAAGAAGGACTCATCCCGGTCATTGCCGAGTGGGACAATAAATCTTCAAAAAAAGGGTTCCGTTCAGCCGACAAACCACTGTCCACGATCACCGGGAAAGCCAGGCATGGGCTGGCGGTACCGCAGTTCCTTGTGAAATTGAGAGGTACCGGTAAAACCGCCAGTCTTGAAAAGCCGGTGCCAGCGATAACCGGCGGAGGTACCCACCTGGCGCTGACCGAGGCTTCGTTCATTGTCCCCGGATACGGCGAACGAGCCGGTCAACAACCGCGCACCCACAGCCTCGACAAGCCGGCCCCGGCGATCTGCGGTACATCCCATCACCACCTTGTTGAGCCAGTGCTTATCCACACTGCGCATGGCGGAAAGCGCCGCGCCCGCAGCATTGACAAGCCAATGCCGGCGATCGCTGGAAACCGTGGTGACGTGGCCCTGTGTGAATTTGTGCTGCCTCAGGGCGGCGGCGGCGCACTGCGGCCCGTCAGCAAGCCGGTGCCGGCGGTTGCCTGTGACGGCGCGATCGCATTTGTCGAGGCCTTTCTCATTAAATATTATGGCACCGGAAAGTCACGGTCGCTCAAATATCCACTGCCGACAGTGACGGCAAAGGATCGCTTCGCCCTGGTCTGCCCAGAGGTGAATGTGAACGGCCAACAGGGCCGCATTCGCATCCGTTGGCGTATGCTCCAGCCGCACGAGTTGGCGCGCGCTCAGAGCTTCTGGCCGACCTACATTTTTTACGGCGCCAGAAAAAAGCCGAGCGGTCGTGTGATCGCGGTCAATGCCAACAAGGGCGATGTCGTGAAACAGATTGGCAACGCGTGGCCCCGCCGGCTCGGGCTGTCGTTGTTTTTGGCGATGTTGAGCCAAAAAAGCGACGTGCGGCCGTACCTGAAAGCGGAAGATGAAACGAAAGTGAGGATTGCCGCATGAGCCAGCCCAAGGCCTCAGCCATCATCCGTGCGCTGATGTACCGCTGGCTTGACGTACACGTCGCCACGGTCCTGCCGAACTACACGCCGGCCAGCTGGTGGGAGTGCGACGTCTTCGAAATCACGAAGAGCGGATATTTTCGCGAATACGAGGTGAAGATCAGCCGCCACGATTTTTTGCGCGACCGCGATAAAACAGTGGAGAAATGGAACGGCTGGGACCAGCCCAAGACAGTCGAAAACAAGCACGAGCTATTGGCCCGCGGCGATCCGCGCGGCCCCAAGCAATTTTATTACGTGGCCCCGGCAGGAATGCTTTCGCATTCGGATTTGCCGGTGTTCGCCGGTTTAATCGAGGTAAAGCCCGACCTGTGGTTTGCAGAGGCCAAAGTAGCGCCGCGACTTCATGGTCAGAAGATCGAGACCAAGGTCCGCGATTGGGTTGGTCGGACGTGTTATTGGCGGATGCACAATCTGCTCCGGGAATCAGCCGGCCAGCTGATTTCACCGCAACCTGATCCTCAGCCACAGGAGGCCAGCGCATGACTCTGGGCCTCGATCTCAAGCCTGCGCGGCCGGCAATCGCCTTCCGGCCGTATCAGGACCAAGCCTCAGCCGCGATCCGCGACGGCTGGGTTCAAGGGCTGCGCACGCAGCTGCTCGTGTTGCCGACAGGCACAGGTAAAACGATAGTCTTCGCTCGCGAAATCGGCTGGGAGGTCAGTCACGGCCACACGGTTCTTGTGCTCGCCCACCGCGAGGAACTGTTACAACAGGCCGCCGACAAGCTGGAGGCGGTCAACGGCCTGCAGGCTGTAGTTGAGAAGGCCGAGCGCCATGCCTTTTACGACGACCAGGTTGTCGTGGCCAGCGTGCAAACTCTCTGCCGCGACGCACGTCTCGCGATGTGGCCAGCCGACCACTTCTCGCTGATCATCGTGGATGAGGCCCACAGGACGACGGCCGCGTCCTACCAGAAGGTCCTGGCCCACTTTACCGGGGCGCGAGTCCTCGGCGTGACGGCGACGCCTGACCGCGGCGATCGCAAGAACCTCGGCACATTTTACCAACGCGTTGCGTTCGAGTATTCCCTGATCGACGCCGTGCGCGACGGCCACCTCGCCCGGCCCGTCGTCAAAACCATTCCCCTGCGGCTCGATCTCGACTCGGTCGAGGTGCGAGGTGGAGACTTTGCCGATGATCAGGTCGGCAATCTGATTACGCCACTGCTCCCACAGATCGCGCGCCAGCTCTGGGAAGAGGCGAAAAACCGAAAGATCATCATTTTCCTTCCGACGATCGAAAGCAGCCAGCGTCTCGCGGAGCAGCTGCGGATCGTGGGGTTCAACGCTGAGTGGATCGCCGGCATATCCGAAGACCGGAAAGCCAAACTCGAGGCGTTTGCCCGCTCAGGATCCGGTTCGGCGATGTGCAACGCGATGTTGCTGACCGAGGGATACGACGAGCCTTCGATCGACGCAGTCTGTGTTCTTCGGGCGACGAAAGTCCGCGCGCTCTACGCGCAGGCCGTCGGCCGCGGCACCCGCCTCTTTCCAGGGAAAACCAACCTTCTGATCCTCGATTTTCTCTGGCACTCGACGAGGCACTTGCTCATCAAGCCTGCGCACCTCGTCGCCAAGACGCAGGAGGTCGCTGAAAAGATCATCGAGCGCGGCGACGGCGATCTGCTTGAGGCCATGGCCTCATCTGAGCGTGACGTGCTCAAGGCGCTGGAAAAACGGCTGCGTCAGCAGTCAGCAAAAAAGAGCCAGCTGATCGATCCCCTAGACCTCGGCACTCTGCTCGACGATCTTGATACAGCCGACTACGAGCCATCGTCCTCCCACGATTTGCAGCCGCTCGCCGATTGGCAGATACAGCGGTTGACGAAGGGCGGATTGGATGTGTCCGCCGTCAAATGTTACGGGCACGCGGCCCACATCATTGAGCGGATGGATGACCGCATGCGACTGGGCCTCGGCTCGCTGAAGCAGGTCCGCCTGCTGAAAAAATTTAATTACCCGTCAGCGGCCCGGCTGACATTCGCCGAATGCTCCAGGCTGATCAGTCGCCTGGCAGCCAATAACTGGAAACCCTTGAATGCAGCCGCCTAAAATTTCAGGAAGAGACCTGCCCAACAGCCCGGAAGCCGAGGAATCCGTGCTTTCATGCTGCCTGCTGGACGGCGCCGAAACTATCGCGCGCTGCCTTGAAGCGAAGCTGGAGCCGTCGGCCTTCTACCTGTGGCGAAACCAGCTGATTTACGAAAAAATCTGTCAGCTACATCGCACCGGAAAACCGGTGGATGTTGCGGTGTTGGCGGAGGAACTTAAAGCTTCCAACCAGCTCACGGAGGTCGGCGGAATTCCATATTTGACACAGGTCAGCGGGCGCATGCCGACAACTGCCCAAGCCGTTTATTTCATTGAAAAGGTCAGGGAGCTGCACGTCGTCCGCCAAGCGATTAAAACGGCGACCACCATTATCGAGCAAGGCTTCAACTTCAAAGGCGGGATCGACGATTTCAAGGCGGGCATACGGCAATCGTTCGACGCTTTGTCGGTCTGGGTCGACGCAGTCAGTCGCTCGATCACTGACTTTGAAATCCCAGCCGACAACGATCCTTCGATCCTGCTCGGCAACCGGTATCTCAATCGGGGCGACGGCGCGGTCCTCGTCAGCACATCAGGTATGGGCAAGAGCTCAATGACCCTGCAGGCTGCGGTTACCTGGGCGTTGGGTCGCGCATTTTTTGGCATTCGGCCAAACGGTCCCCTCACCTCCCTCATCATTCAGGCCGAGGATTCAGACGGCGACATCGCCGAAATTTGGCAGTCAATCCGCCATTGCCTCAAGCTCACGCCAGCTGAGGAAAAGCTGGTCAAGCAACGTGTGATCATCGTCACCGACCGCGTTCACCGTGGGCCTTCGTTCATCAACGCGCTGAGCCGTTGGACGAAAAAACACAAGCCCGATCTCGTATGGATAAATCCACTACTCGCGTTCATGGACGGCGACATCAACGAAGCGAGCGACGCAGGCAGGTTTTTGCGCGAAGGTCTCAACGGTCTCAATGAGCCGCCGTCATTCGGCTACATCGTCGTTCACCATACCTCCAAGCCGCCGACCTCCAAGGATCGGTCGGAGCGCAAGTGGAACGAGGTGATGTATGAGATGGCTGGGTCAGCTGATCTCACGAACTGGGCTCGAGCCGTGCTCTCACTACGCCCCGCCGGCACCGAGGGCGAATTCAACTTGGTTTTGTCGAAGCGCGGCAGGCGCGCGGGCGTGGTCAAAGAGGTGGAGCAGGGCGCAGGCCTGCGCTTCGAGCCCATCACCACGATTCCCCTGAAGCACGCAACCGGCTCAATTCAGCTTTCCGGCCGGGCGAAGTCCCTGCCCACCATTTTTTGGGAAGTCCGAAGCGAATCAGACGAGGCTCCGCCCACTGCTCGCGGCGGACGTCCCAAGACCCATACGTTCGCCCAGTTCGCGAGCGTATTCCCGACCGACCCAAATGCCGGGCTCGGCTTCCGCGCGCTCCATCGCGCCGCCAACGACATCAAACCAATAAGCCGTAGTTCGTTCGACATCATCATCGAGGAGGCTCTGTCACTCGGCCTGATCATGAAGAACGAATCTGATGCTCAACATCCGACTTATTACCGTCCTCAAACCAACCAAAAAGCAGCCTAAATGAAGGTGTCCCAAAACTGTCGAAAACCCGTCCCAAAACTAGTTTTCGGGCCGTCCCAAAACCCCTGTCCCAAAACGGGGGGTATTACATACCCCCCCGTTGTTTTGGGACGGCCGGGGTTCTTTGGGCGTGCGGCCAGGGCACCTAGGTTTTGGGACACCCAACCATAGCGCAAAACCTCATGATCACGCAAAGCGAATTACAGGCATACCTGCATTACGACCCCGAAACAGGGGCGTTTACGGTCGACGGTTTTTTAGTCGGACATATCGCAAAAGGCTATCTCGCGATTACCATTGGTGATCGTAAATATGCTGCGCACAGACTGGCATGGTTATACGTGTACGGATATTGGCCGAGGCAACAACTCGACCACATCAACGGCGTAACCACTGATAACCGTATCGCTAATTTGCGCGAGGTAACGCCGTCGCAGAACAGCCAGAACAGGAAGACCCCTCGCACAAATACGTCAGGATTCAAAGGCGTGTTCTTTGAGCGCGGATCAAACCATGCCGCTAAGCCATGGCGTGCAGGCGTGAAGATGAATGGGCGTCGTCAATGGCTCGGTTATTTCTCGACAGCAGAAGAGGCATCAGCGGCTTACGAGGCCCGTGCCAGTGAGCTATTCGGTCAATACAAGCGCGAATACCCACAGGGCCATCGAAGGGGTGGGTCCTCAGCCGGGGCGTGCGCTCTGCGGGGGCAGCACACCTCGTCGTTTAGCTAGCCACCATGCAAAAAAACGTCGTTTCGGTTTCGAAGTCCGACCTGCCGGCATCAGCTCAGGCCATCGCCGAGGTGATCGGCGTTGAGGCCACGCTCAAGCTTGCCCAGCGGTACGGCGATCCGCGCGGACACGGCGAGGTGTACGTGCCGGAACCAGAAAATCTCACGGAGAGCCATCCCCTCGCCCGCCTGCTTGGCCTGGACGTCGCTAGACGGCTTGCATGGACCTTCCGCGGCGAAGACGTGTTCGTCCCTCGCTGCCGTCGCGCTATGCGCTTGGCGGCAATCTGGCGCGATTTCATGGCCGGGCTGGACGTTCCGCAGGTTGCGGCCATCCACCGCGTCACTGAGCGTCATGTCAGGCGGGTCACGGCCGACGAACGCGGGCTGGCTCAGTCAGACTTTCGGGCGATGGGTCGCTCTCGATCGCCAACCAAGGCGGCGGCCGTTCGCTTAAACGGAACACTCAACGGAGAACCACGAACCATGATTAACATATTCGCGAAACACACGTCAGACGCAGAGACGCCTTATGGCGCGCTCTCGCTTGTCATCAAAAAATTCTCGCCGAGGTACTTCGTCCTTTTGGACAAGAATCACGTCACCGAGATCGAACTCCAGCGGGCTGTTGCCCTGGTCGTCCCATGCCTGCCAGCCGAGATCGAAGTCCGCCACGGCGACACGGCGAGCCTTATGGTCGTCAAGCCACAGGCAAAAAATAAGGAGCCGCTGATGATCCGAGTGGAGACACCGGCCGGTCCGAAATCGCTCAGCCAAAATGCGCTGGTGATAAACGTGATCGAGGCCATCGCCATCAGTTCGGTGATCGACAAACGTACGGAGAAGGCGGCGTGAGTAAGACGGAGAAATTGCTTGGCTCAGCAACCGACCTCGCAGCGTGGCTCGGCGTTTCTGAGCGCCGTATTGAGCAACTGGCGAATGAGAATATCGCTGTGCGTATTGCACGCGGCGTTTACGACATCCGCGCCTCGGTCGATGGGTATATCAAGCTCCTTAAAAAAAACGCGACAGCCCAAGGCTCGGAGGAGTTGCTCAAGGAACGGGTACTGCTCACCCGCGAGAAGCGAAGGCAGGCAGAAATCGAGACCGCACTCCTCGAGGGGACGGTTGGCGATATGGGGCTGCTGCTTGAACTGTGGGCCGACCGTTTTGGGAAAACTAAAACGAAGCTCCTGGGCATTCCGACCGCCCAAGCCGACATCCTCGCCAGTGAGACCAACCCAAACGCAATTCGTGAGGCCCTCGAAATATCAATCAAAGAATCTTTAAATGAATCTGCTAGCATCAATCAGAGCGAACTCATACGAGGCTATATCGAACGCCATGGGGCGGATTCAGGTACCGCCTCCGAAACTGACGCTGAGCCAGTGGTCTGACGGTAATCGCTATCTTCCCGCCGAATCATCCGCTGAGCCTGGCCGTTGGCGTACGGATCGCGTAGAATATTTACGCGGGGTGATGGACGCGATTAGTGAGCCTACGATCGAGACAGTTGTATTTAAAAAAGCATCACAGGTCGGAGCGTCAGAGGTCGCGGTGAACGCGATTGGCTATTTCATCGACCATGATCCTTCACCGATGCTGATGTTTCAGCCGCGCGATAAAGACGCGGAGGATTTCTCAAAAGACCGGATCGCACCGACCATTCGCGACACGCCATGCTTGAGGGCAAAGATCAGTGACCCGAAGTCACGGGACTCGGGAAACACGATTCTGCACAAAAACTTTCCAGGCGGGAAGCTGGTGATCGGCAGCGCGCAGTCGCCGGCCGGACTTTCGTCGCATTCGGTGCGCTTCGTTAATTTCGATGAGGTTGACCGATACGAACGTTCCGCTGGCACAGAAGGCGATCCGATCGATCTCGGGCGCACGCGCGCGAGAAACTTCTGGAACCGAAAGTTCTATCTTTCATCCAGCCCAAAGACGAAGCTACTTTCTCGAATCGAGCCGGCATGGCTGGAGTCAGACCAACGGTTTTTTTTCGTACCATGCAATAATCCTAAGTGTGGCCATCCTCACCGGCTTACCTTCGAAAATTTCGTGTACGAGGCCGGTAAACCGGAGACCGCGGCGCTGGCGTGTCCGCAGTGCGGTCATCGCCACCGGACGCATGAGCGCAACCAAATCGTAAAGCGGTGCGCGCCTGATGCCGATGGACGTCGACCGATCGGCGTCGACGGGATGCCGATAGGATGGCGCGCGACGCAGCCTTTTCGTGGCGTCGCAGGCTTTCATATTTCGGCATTTTACTCTCCATGGGTGACGCTAAAGCAGATCGCTGAAATGTGGGAGAAAGCCAAGGATGTGCCAGAGCGGCGCCAAGTTTTTATCAATACGGTCCTGGGCGAGTGCTACGAGGAGACGTCCGACGAATTCGAATGGAGTGTCCTGGCCGAGCGCGCGGAGGAATATCCCTACCCAGTGCCGTTCGGCGTGCTCGCGCTGACCGCCGGCGTCGATACGCAGCCCGACCGGCTTGAGTGCGAGATCGTTGGTTGGAATGAGCACGGCGAGAGCTGGAATATCGAATATTTTGTGATTTACGGAGACCCGGACATCGAATCCGGGCAGGCCGACAGCCCATGGGATGAGTTGCTGCAGGTGGTGAAGGAGCGCGGCTACCGTCACGCCTGCAATTACGAGCTTCGGGTGTATGCCACGGCCATAGACTCGGGCGGCCGTAACACGTCGGCCGTCTACAATTTTTGTAAAGGCCGCAAATCCCAGAGGATTTTCGCGATCAAGGGCGTATCGGGCGAAGACAAGCCGATTGCCGGCACTCCAAACCGAAAAAAAACCGGAAAATCTCGACGCCAGGTCGATCTTTATCCGGTCGGCGTGGACCAGGCAAAGGCCACTTTGTACCGCCGATTCAAGGTGGAGACGCCGGGCCGGCCGGGCTATTGCCATTTCCCGAAGGCCAGGACCGAAGATTTTTTCAAACAGATCGCGTCGGAGACCGTGGTCACGCGGTTTGTCAAAGGCTTCCCGCGGCGTGAATGGACGCTGCCCAGCGGTCAGCGCAACGAGGCGCTGGATTGCCGGGTTTATGCGATGGCCGCGATGGAAATCGTGCGCCCGCCATGGGACCGATTCATCAGGATCCGGACGGACGCCATGAAGTTGCTTCCTGAGCCGCCGTACGGCGCACCAGAGGCGCGAGTCAGGCCTGTTTCACCGCCCGTCGCACCTAACGCGGAAGGAACACCGGGGGGAGAGGAAGAGGAAAAGCCGCAAACTTTGAGGCCCAAGGACACCAAGCATACGCATCGCCGTCGCCGCAACTCATTCGTCAATTCATGGTAACGCGCAAAAGGATACAGGGAGAGACGATTCAAATCCTCGTTTTCC